GTCTTTATCATGGACTTTGTGAATAGGAGTTTAATTTAAAACAGAATAGAAATGAAAGAAATAAATTGGTATACAATACCTGGTTTTTCATTTTATCAAATAAGTGATAATTTTCAGGTAAAAAGTAATAAGTCTTCGCGAGAAATATTAATGAAGCCTAACAAAGATCAGGTTACATTAAGATCAGACGATGGCAATAAAGCAACTATAAGATTACCCCGTTTACTTTTTGCTGCTAAAAACAATATTAATCCAAAGTATCTTCATCTAACGGGATATATTGTTTGTATGAATAATAGTGGTCCCTGTCTTATGGGAAAAGATGAATATCGTTCTTTCATCGTGGAAAAGGTAAAGGAAAGGCATAAATCAATAGATGTTGATTGTATACTGAAAGAGTGCCAGGAGGGTATAGATTTTATTAATTCTATTAAATGTTTTTTTGAAACAGGTAATTCGTCGCAGCTTGTTACAGTGCTATATAGCAAAGAAGATATTTTAGTTCGATATATACTTGACACTCTGCATGTAACTAATATAGATACGGCAAGGGATATGTTCAGAGATGCTGTTGATATTTGTCTTGATACTATTATGGGAAGGAAAAGGGTCGTAATCTCTATCTGCTCTTATATGAAGGCTATTTGTCGCAGTCTTTATTCAAAAAGAATGAAATATAAAATTCACTTTAAAGATATTAATCATAATGAGTAAAGAAGATTTGTTTATCCTATTTGGTATTGAAGACTTAAAGGATCTTCCTAATGCTGTAATAAATCTGTTGGAGGAAGATATCGATGCTAGAAATGAAGTTTATAAAGAACTTATTCGAAAGAATAACGGAGATATGTCTTACGATTGGTTTCAAGAGATATACGAAACCGAATTGTCTGAACGTAAACAGAAAAAGCAGGATTTCACTCCGAATATTCTTGGAGTTCTTTGTTCAAAGTTAACAAGTCAATCCGGTTCCATTCATGAACCCACAGCCGGGAATGGTTCTATGATAATCGCTGACTGGTGGCAGCGCTGTAAGCAAAAGATGCCATGGGAGCATTTCCCCTCACAGAATATGGTGACATGTTGGGAGTTGTCTGCACGTTCGATACCTATTCTGCTCCTTAACTTGTCAATTCGTGGTATCATGGGGTATGTTTATCATGGTGATGTTTTAACAAGGGAAGTAAAGCAAAAATATATTCTTCTCAATCGAAAGAATGATGCGCTTGCTTTCTCTGAGGTGATTAAAGTTGATGTCAATACTAAAATAGTAGAAGTATGAAATTGAATGACGTATATAATGAATGGTTGCCTGTTAAGAGAAGGCAAGTTAAGAGCTCAACGCTAAGCTGTTATCAGCTTATATATCTGAATATACTTGCTCCCCGGTTTGGTAATACAGACGTAGAGAACATGGGGAAAAAGGTTGTTGCAGCATTTCTCTATGAACTTCTTGATTCTGGTACCAAGTCAAAGAAATACTGTTCGGATATTCTAATCGTCATAAAGATGCTTATTCGCTTCGCCGGTGACGAATTGGACATCGATGTTCCCGACACCACATGGAAGGTTATTTGGCCAACCAAGAACAAAGTTGTCACGCCCAAATTAGAGCGCTACACGCCTGAAGAATACCGTAAAATAGTGAGTTATGTTATGGATAATCCATCCCCTCGAAATTTAGGTATTTTATTGACTATATGCACCGGTATGCGGATAGGCGAAGTTTGTGCATTACAATGGCAGGATGTAGATCTTGTTGGCAAGGTAATTCACGTTAATAAAACGATAGAACGTATATATCTCCCTGAAAATATAGGTACCGACAAGAAAAAGACAGTGGTAGAGATAGGATCTCCTAAAACAAATTCATCAGATAGATACATACCTATTCTTAAGGACATTTTCCCTATTGTGAAGAAGTTCTCAGCCGTATGCAAGCCCGAGTATTATGTCTGTTCCTGCTCTGAGGGGTTTGTTGAGCCTCGAACTTTACGTACATATTATCGAATATTCATCCTTGAAAAAGTGAAGTTGGATCATTGCATTAAATTTCATGGGTTGCGCCACACTTTCGCAAGTACCCTGATTGAAAATAAAGTTGATGTTAAAACAGTCTCTACAATTCTCGGACATTCGGATATAAGTACAACCCTTGATGTATATGTACATCCATCGGATGAAGCCAAAAGAGGTGCTGTTAATGGGGGCTTAAAAGGAATATTCAGATAATTAATTCAAATCAAATCAGAAATGAAAGAAATAGAACTATATAATGACCATTTCCAGAATTATAAAGTCTATGGCATTCCTAAGGCTCAACTAATCATAGCTGATGTCCCTTACAATTTAGGCAATAGTGCTTATGCTTCTAACCCTTCATGGTATGTGGACGGAGATAACAAGAACGGTGAAAGCGACAAAGCAGGCAAACAATTCTTTGATACCGATAAAGATTTTCGCCCTGCCGAGTTTATGCACTTCTGCTCCCAGATGCTTGTAAAGGAACCCAAGGAAAAAGGCAAGGCGCCTTGCATGATAATATTTTGTGAATTTGAAGACCAGTTCCGGTATATTGAACTGGGTAAAAGATATGGGCTGAATAATTACATCAATCTTGTATTTAGAAAGAACTTTTCAGCGCAAGTCTTGAAAGCCAATATGAAGATAGTCGGCAATTGTGAATATGGATTGTTGCTTTACCGCGATAAGCTTCCAAAGTTTAACAACGATGGTCGGATGATCTTCAATTGCTTTGATTGGGTGTTGGACAATGAAACTCCGAAGGTTCATAGCACGCAAAAGCCGGTTCCTTTGCTTCGTAGACTGATAGAGATATTCACCGACAAAGGTGATGTCGTTATTGATCCATGTGCCGGAAGCGGTTCTACTTTATTGGCTGCTGCCCAGCTGGGACGCAGGGCATACGGATTTGAGATTAAAAAAAAGTTCTTTGCTGATGCGAATAAATTTGTGTTATCACGTATCCAGCAATCGCTATTTGTGTAATTTAAATAAAAATAGATATGGATATAGATAATTTTATTAATAGTACTATCAGATTATGTGTCCGGAAATCAAGTTCTCTACTTATTGGGCTTACAATGATATTGATGTTAACACAGATACCATTCACAAGGCTACCGTAGAAGAGCTAATCGAACACTTTAAAGAGAAGGAGGTGAATCATGGATAGCGTACAGACACAAACCTTTTCTATCAGAGGGAATGACGATGCTATGGCATATATTGATTTTTGTGATGGAAATTTATGCGTTTCTGTTGTAGTAGAAGGTAAACAGGCAGACTTTCACTTTGAACCTATTACTTTGAAGATGTTTGCCTATGCTTATAAGTTGCATTGTGAAGAATTTAAATAAGGAGGAATAAAATGGATCGTACAATAAAATTCCGTGCAAAACGAATAGACAATAACAAATGGGCTTATGGCGGGTTGATCCAAGCCGATGATTATTGCATCATAGACCAAGGAAATGAACTTTATGTTGAAAGAGATTACAATTTTAGAGGTGATACACATTTCTTTCAACTATCGGGAGTTATGTGTGATGAAAAGACCGTAGGTCAGTTCACGGGTTTATTCGACAAGAACGGAAAGGAAATATATGAAGGAGACATAATCGAAGGCTTTGATATTATAATTGAAGTTTGGTATTCGGAAGATAGGGCTTGTTTCATAGCAGAAATGAAAGAACCTCAAAATTGTATGGTGGATATTCTTGGTGGTTACGATACTGGAAGAATGGAAATTATTGGCAACATCTACGATAACCCAGATTTAAATAAGGAGGAATAATCATGAAGAAAATAATGTTCAATGATGAATTTGGCTTAACCCAAGCCGTATTAGATGATCTAAAGACTATGACAAGAAGGATATTTTATATCCCTGATAAACTTGCTCCTTACCTTGATATTGACGATACATTTGACATTGCCGATAATTGTATTATTTGGAAAGATAAGTCTGATAATATTCGTATGACATTTGAACCTAAATATAAGGTCGGAGAAGTTATTGCTATTACGCAAAGTTATATGGATGTTGACCGATTTCATAGAAAAGGGAAAAATGCAGCTTACTTAGAATACTTGGATTCTATATTGCCTGAACTGAAATTACATCCCGGTTGGGTTAATAAAATGTTTGTGAAAGCCGACCTTATGCCCCACCATATCAAAATAACCGGAATCAAGGTTGAACGCCTACAGGATATATCCGATGAAGATTGCTTGAAAGAGGGGATTATTCATGCGTACACTGATAATGATGGAATAAAGATATATCATACCCCTCATACAAAAAGAGGATACTTGTCAACAGATGTAGCTCAACAATCTTTTGCGTTCTTGATAGATAAAGTTTCCGGCAAAGGCACATGGGAAAGTAACCCGTTTGTATTTGCTTACGAGTTTGTTTTAGTTGACTAAGGGAGGAATAGCCATGAACAGAGGAAGAAGCAAATCCATTTGCCGAGAAAGACTATTGAAATTGCAAGAAAATAACATCAATAAACTTATAATAAGTGAAATTGCTGATTTGGCTTACTGTAACGGATATAATACCGTACTCGATGCTGCGGAAAAGGTTTTAAGTAACGAGGATTATTTTAAAATTGTGAAGCAATTGGAAAAGGAGGAATAATATGAAAGATCATCAATTTGAAGAAATAGTATTTTGGTTATCGCTGATTGCTTGTTTGTTGGCTTATCATTCGGGTATAGTATGGTTAGTTAGCATTATAGCAGTAATAAGTGTAATGAACTGTATTTCTGCGATTGTAACAGCTTGGAAATATGCAAGGAGTGAACTAAAGAAAAAATACCTAATAGTCCGAACTATAAAAAGATGGTTTTGTCGTCATAGATGGGAGTTTGTAAGAAAAGATAGCGTATGTTCCATGGATGAAAGTCACTGGTATAAAGTTTTAACTTATCAGTGCATAAAATGTGGAAAGATAAAAGTCGTTAGGCCTAATGAGCCGGATTGCGAAGAAAATAGAAAGGAGGAATAGACATGCCAACAATACTAAAATTATGAGATTTACTACGCCTGAGTTTATATCACATTTAAACTAATAGACTAATTTTATAATAATGAAACCATTTGATTTAGAAAAAGCAAAAGCTGGTTCACCTGTGTGTACTAGAAGTGGAGAGAAAGTCCGAATTATATGTTTTGACGCAAATAATGATCAATATCCTATTATAGCATTAATATACATTATTAATGAGAATAGAGAAGTTCCTCTCTCCTTTACTAAAGGAGGGAGATATCTAGGATTAGCAGAAGATTCAAAGGATTTATTCATGGTCGGCGAAAAGAAAGAGGGGTGGATAAACCTATATTCATTTCTTGAAGACGAGGAGTGTATAGGCCGTGTTTATGCTACAAGAGAGGAGGCTATGAGTAAAAGGCTTAGAGAAGATTATAAGTACATAGATACCATAAAGATAGAGTGGGAGGAATAAGTATGCACAACGTAATACTCTATTTTTATGGTACGCGATGATATGTTTAGAAAATAATCATGATTAATGAAAGATAAATATGAAAGACAAGAAGCAATTAAAGTTTGTGAGCATTCAGTCGAAGGTGTCTCCTGAGACTGCCGATAGGATTGATCGGATCGTTGAGGAGGGAAGATTCGGCAGTAGATATGAGCTTATGCAATATCTGTTGTCTGCATTCCTAAAGTATGCAGATAAGGAAATGGAAGAAAGTGACGAGATAAATGAGTTTGCTAAGATGTTCGAGGGCTATCAAAATAAGAAGAACCGGATTATAACGACTAAGCCGGGCGGAAATCGAAGCCTGAAACTGAGTGAAAGTATAAATATTTTCAGCGAGGTGGGAAGGAGGGGATATGTATGTAGACGGATAGTTATCAACGGGGAAAAGGAGAGTGTGACTTCTAATTCAGAGAATGCGTTACGTTCAATTCTAAGAAAGCTATTTCCGGAAATGGCAAGATATATAGAAGCAGTTGGCAATGACATCGGAGAATGCAACTATATAAGGATATTGGAGTTCTTGATTGACAAGAGTGTGGATGATGATATCAAAAGGATAGTAGAAAAGGACTTTGAATCCTTGAAACAAGAGACAAAGTATGGTCGCGTACCGGTGCGTGCGAAACGTGAAACAATAAACAAGTATGAGTAAGAATGCGGATTATACAAGAATGATACAGTCTACAAGGTGGAAAGTGCTGAGAAAGAAAAAGATCAGCGCTAATCCAATATGTGAAGACTGTATGGCAAAAGGAATAGTAGAACCGGCAACTGAGGTGCACCATATTATTCCGGCTGAAACAGCATTAGATGTTGATGAAATGGAAGGACTGATGTTTGATTACGATAATCTTCGTTCGTTGTGTGCGGAATGCCATGTCAGTGCTCATGTTCTTATCGGTTCGAAAAAGAAAGAGAATGTGCAGGAGAATTGCCGCCGTGTTACAGAGAGATTTGCGAAACGTTACTTTTAGTTAAGGAAGGTGAATTTCAGAGACACAGGGGGGGAGTTTTTTCTTACCCCGTCAATCACTCAAATCCACTGCCCCTAAAGAGAGAAATTTTTTGGTTTTTTGGAAAATGCCCGTGGGGGTAAGGATAAGACCTGAAAAACCACTATGTTCAATTAGCAAAAATAGGTATGCTTAAAATATTTAACACATGGAAATAAATAAGGAATATGACAATAAAGTCAAGGCTTTAAAGCAGAGGATTCAGAAATTGCTGGTCGAGAAGGATGAGTATTCTCCGGAATTTACTTATCAGGTAGAAATCACGGCTTCCATATTGGTTGTATTCCGGGATGTGGCAAGGCAGGTCTACGGAAAGAAGGTTTCGTTGATTGAAAAAAGCCGGGAGGATAAGGATCGTGCGATAAAGAATCCCGCGTATGATACTTACTGTATGCTGGCTAAGGCTGCGCAGGCTTCTCTACGGTCCTTGACTATGAATAAGGAGATCCGTTCGGAAAAGAAGAAGGATGCGAATGAAGAAGATGATGCTCTGACTAAGTTGTTGAACGATGTAAAGGAGGAATAATGTGCTTGATGTATCTACCAGAGAATACAAGAATGAGAGAATACAAGAATTATTATCCGTTGATGTAGAGAGATATCAACTGGACACGATAGATATCCGACTGCTGACATATGTAGAAGATGTAAGGAGCCGTGCCGATCAGCACAATCTATATGAGATTTTGGCTGTGACAAAGTTCTTCCGTCTAATGGATACGTATGTTTTCCGTCCGTCTAAGGTGAAGAAATTTGCGAAACTGTATGAAAGTTTGAAATTCTCGGGAATGGATGGTAGAAGATGTTATAGATTGACTCCTATACAGTATTTTCAGTTTGCCTCAATACTTGGCTTTTATCGGTGGGAGAGAGTTGGAGATGCAAAAGGAATGCCGGATGAAGAAGGGTTGGCCAGTAAGATAGAGGGTGAAGTAAGGTATGAGCTGAGGCGCTTGGTTCGGGAGGCTATTCTTTTTGTCCCCCGAAAGTTTTCAAAAACTACAAGTACTGCGTCTCTGGCGGTCAATGAGTTTTTGTTTGGTGATGTAAATGCCCAGGCGTATACTGCTGCCAACAGCTACAAACAGGCGAAGATCTGTTTTGAAGAAATACGAAAGATTGTAAAGCAACTGGATCCGAAGAAGAAATACTTTAAATCAACCAGGGAGACACTTCATTGGAAGCCGAATAAGTTCGGACGTGAATCATTTGTGGAATGTCTTACCGGTGGCGGAGACACTAAGGACGGTTTGAACGCTTCTCTGGTTATATTCGATGAGTACGCACAGGCAAAGTATGTGCGTGATCATTCGGACGGTGCGGAACTCTTGCAGGTATTGACCTCATCAATGGGTACAAGGCGTGAACCTCTTACTATTATCATAACGACTGCCAGCCGTGTGGAAGACGGTCCCTTTTCTCGGGAGCTGGAAAATGCCAAAAGGATATTGGAAGGCGAATACTCTGATGATTCACAGTTCGCCTCCCTGTTTATGCCGGATGCATGGGAGATGTGTGATGAGGAAATGTCCAAGCCTTCTGTATGGAAAAAGTGTAATCCTCATATTGGAATAACAGTTCAGGAGAATTATTATAAGCAGAGGTGGGATAAAGCTCAGCATGATGCTGAGGCTATGATTGAGTTTAAAACCAAGCTGTTGAACATCTTTGTATCCGGAGGTGTCAAGGATTGGATTCCTCAAAGTTTGGCAAGATCATTAATGGTGGATTTCAATATAGAAGATATACAGGGAAGGCCGGAAACTATGGCGGCTCTTGATTTGTCTGTCAGTGATGATTTTTCCGCAGTAGTGTATAACATATACAGTCGTGCACAACGTAAGTTCTATTTATGGCTGGATTGCTACATTCCGGAAGAAACGCTTAATAATCACCCCAATAAGGAATTGTATAAAATCTGGGTAAATGCGGGATATATGAAGGTTTGTCCGGGTGCGGTTATAAGTGATAGTATGATAGTTGAGGATGTGTTGCGGCGAAACAAGAAATTGACGATATTGCAGATAGGCTATGATGCGTATAAATCGCAGGAGGTGGTGAATGCGTTGGCTGCTGCGATAATGGCTTTGGATACTAAACCGGAAAAGATCCTCAAGGCGATACCGCAAACCTACGGCGCTTTTACTTCCCCTGTGGAAACTTTTGAAATGGCGGCAAAGAGCAGGCCCTCGAAAGTCGCCATGTCTATGAACCCCATTCTTCCGTATTGTTTTGGTAATTGCTATTTGGATGAGGACCGGATGTGCAACAAGAAACCTATCAAGAGAAAGGAGAATTTGAAGATTGACGGTGCGATTGCATCTCTTATGACGTTCTGGCTTTACAACAATTACAAACAATAAGGTAGCCTAAATCACGTATTGGACTGTATTATGTAACAGTTTAATATGATGAATTATAATATTATAAAACTATTCAGGAGAGAAATCATTGCAGAAGGAAGGAATGAGAAGAAAAGTTCTTCCGGCGGTGATTACAAGCAAAACGTAGTGTATGTGTCAAGCGCGGAAACGGCCATGAAGATAGCGGCTGTTTACCGTGCTGTAAATCTGATATCCTCCTCTGTCGCTTCGTTGACGTTGCAATACAAGAGAAAGGATCGGATTGGCAATTACTTCAAAATGTACGATGATAAAGACGGAAGGCTTATAAATTATCTGTTAAGTGTCCGCCCAAATGAACGGATGAACTCTTTTGTCCTGATGAAGAATGCGGTATCGTTGATTCTGTTGAGGGGTAACGCTTATATTTATCCGGAAAAGAACAGGGCCGGTGTTATGACAAAGATGTATCTGTGTTCCCCCGGTTCGGTGGTGTATGATATGTATCAAAATGCATATACGATCAATGATGCAACCAACCAGATATATAAGACTGTCAGTGCTGATGAGATTATCCATTTGAAGAATGTAAGTAGAGATGGAGGATATACGGGAGTATCTACGATTACTTATGCCGCTACAACGTTGAGTATTGCATCTACTGCCGATAACGAGACTTTGAAAAGGTTTGCTACCGGTGGTCGCTTCAAGGCCATTCTGCAAAATGATACTTCAGTAAAGGGCTTCGGAGAATATCAGGACAGGCAAATGGCGGGAATGAGCGAAGATCTTCAAGATGCATTAAATCGTGGTGATGATATCCTGCAATTAAAGGGAGACGGTACTTTGACTCCTATCAGTATGAGTTCTGCGGATATGCAGTTTCTTGAAAACAAAAAATTCACGCTTCGCGAAATAGCAAGATTCTTCAATGTCCCTCCTTCTAAATTAATGGATGACAGTAATGCTAACTACAAGAGTGTAGAGGTTAGTAATATAGCATTTTATACCGAAGCATTACAGCCGATTGTCACTGAGATAGAACGGGAGTTTACGTCCAAGCTTTTAAATGAAAATACTTATCTGGATTATAAGTTCAAATATGATTTGAGCAGCCTGTATGCCTTGGATTTGGAAAGTAAGGCTAAATGGGATAAGGCGCGTCTCGATAACGGTCAGGCGAGTGTGAACGATTTGCGCCGGGAAAGCGATAAGAACCCGGTAGATAAGGGGGATGATGTTTACCTGAGTGTCAATCTTGCGCCTTTGGGCAGCGCTAAACTAAGCGGAGAAACAACTTCAACAAATAAAAAACCAACAGAAAACGGAGAGGAAAATCTATGAAAACAAATCAAATTATGATTCGCCCAATGGGAGAATTTAAGGTAATTCAGAGAACGAAAGATGCATTTTTCAATGCTACGGATTTATTAAAACAGTGGAATCAATTAAAAGGAATGAAGAAAGAAGTTAATGACTACTTCGATTTGTCTTCTACTAAAGAGTTCATTTACACTATAATGGAAAGGGAAAATTATGATACGGGTAATTACCCCTATCATAAATCAAGGGCAAATAAGGGTGATAATGCGGGCACATGGATGCATCCACTGCTTTTTATTGATTTTGCAATGTGGATAAATCCCTCATTTAAATATGATGTTCTCAAATTTGTATATGATGAAATGATAAAATTCCGCAATCTTGCCGGTGATGCATACCCAACTATGTGTAAGGCTGTCAGTTCTATCTTACCTGATGATATATTCAAGCAAAAAGTTAAGGATTTGGCTAAATCTCTTAATATCATAGTCTATGGCAAGCATGAATCAGAAATGCGCAATAAGGTTGGTGATGAGTCTAAAATTCGCGAATTGTACGAGTTGGAATTACAGATAGCCCAGTGGATAAATTTGGGCTTGGTCACAAACTATGGACAACTTAAGAATGCATTGCAAAGATTGTATTATCAGAAGTATCCTGTGATGCTTCCGCTTTAATTAGGAGGAAGGTTATGAGTGATTTACGAGTAGTGACATTGGATGAGCTAAAGGCTCAGATGCGTGTGGATTTCGAAGATGAAGATGAGATTATCAAGTTGTACGGTTGTGCTGCGGAAGATGCGATAATTTCCGGAACTTACCGGACGCTGGAGGAGTTGAAACGTATAGGTTATGCAGAAAAAAACAATGGTTCCCAGGAAGGCGAATCATTTCCTGACAGGTTGAGGCTTGCCATATTGATACTTGCTGCCCATAATTATCGGAATCGGGAACCTGTGGCTTCTATTTCTCAGAATCCGGTCCCATATTCTATTGATGTGTATTGCAAACCATATAGAAAACTAACGGACAGGGAGGTATAAAATGTTAAAAGCGGGTAGTTTGAATGAGCGTGTGGATATCCTCCTTCCGGAAGTTTCAAGAGGAAATTTCGGAGAGCAAAAGGTTGAGTTTGTAAAGAGTAAGACTGTGTGGGCGGATGTCGTATATCAGAGAGGGGCGCAGGCTTTGACAGCAGGTGAGACATGGATGTCGAGAAGTATAAGTGTCAGCATGCGGGACAATTCGTTGGTTAATGATCGCTGCCGTTTGAAATGGGACGGGAAAACTTATGCCATTGAGAGTTTTAATAGAAGCAAGAGCGATGGAAGTATATCGCTTGTTTGCAATGTGATCGATGAAGGGAGCAATGTCGAAAATGAGTAACCTAAAATGGCTGAAAGAAGGTAATATAGAAAGAGTAAAAAATGGCATCCTCTATGAGATGCATCCTTTATAGAGTTATTTTCGAATAGGCTGCATCTTCTAAGGGAGCACCTGTTGAATGTTTGATTAGTTATGGAAGAAAGAAAAAGAGAGATACGTAGTGCATGTGGCGGATATTTCCAGCCACGTTTGCGGGAAGTCACCGAAGGCGGGGAATCAAAACGTGTTATTGAAGGTTACGCGATTGTTTTTGGCGTTGAGAGCCGTATGCTGGTTGATTATTGGGAAGACTACCGTGAGATCATAGAACCGGGGGCTATCACGGAGGATGAACTGGCGCAAATGGATATCAAGATGACGATGTGGCATAACCGTGAGAAACTTCTTGCCAGAAGTAACAAGGGTGTCGGAACGTTAAAGCTGTCGGTTGATAATATAGGGGTAAAATATGAATTTGAGGCTCCGAACACTTCTGACGGAAGGAATGCCTATGAGCTGGTAAAGCGTGGGGATATGTCCGGTAGTTCGTTTACGTATTGGAGTGACGAAAGTTCGTCTGTCAGTTACACTAAGGACGATGATGATATTATGATACGTCATGTGAAGAAGATAAACATGGTATACGAGATGACTTTGGCCAGTGATCCGGCATACGTGCAGACTAACGTGACAGCCCGTGAAATAACATTGGCCGGCTTTAATATAGAGCGTAAGGAGGAGGCAAAAGACGAGAAGACGGATGAACTCCGTAAGCGTGAGCAGGCAATAAGTGATGTAAGAAAAAGAAGTAAACAACATTTTTTTAATTAGGAAAATATGAATAAGGACAAAAAAGTAAGTGTACAACAGTACATCAAGAGACGAGAAGACATTGTTATCCGTATGAATGAAATTGCGGATGCTGCGGAGAAAGAGAACAAGCGGGAATTTACCGATCCGGAGAAGGAAGAACTAAAGGTTCTTGAACGGGAGATGAACGTACTGGATGTAAGGATTGCGAGTGCCGAGAAAACGGGCTATGTGACAGTAACCAGCCGCGAAGCCGCTTTTGATGCGTTTTTGAAGGAGAATATGAAGAAAATGGATCAATTCCAATTGAAACGCGAATATACCGGTATGATGGTCGCCGGTGCGGAACCGTTGATTCCTTTGACGATAAACGACATTCTGCCTCCCTTGGAAGAAGGATTGATTCTGAGTAAGGTGGGCCTTCCTTTAATGACGGGCCTTTCCGGTGATTATCTGTGGCCGACCGTTGGATCCATTGAAGCGGAAGTAGCGGGTGAAGGCGTGGAATTGACTGATAAGAAGGTTGATTTTGGAAAGATTAAACCGGAACCGACACGCGTGGGTGTAACTGTGAAAATGACAAACCAGACCATTATGCAGACGGAAGGTGTTGCTTATGAAGTGGTAAGACAGCAGCTTCCCCAGGCAATGGCGCGTACTCTTAACAAGATGATGTTTACCACATCAAATAGTATCTCTCATAAGCTTGTAGGCCCGTTTGCCGCCATTGCAAAAACTTCTCCGGTTGCTATTAGTACATTAACAACAAAAGCAAAGAGAAAAGCGGCCAATTATATTGCTTTCGAAGGTGCTATTCCTACTTATAAGGAATTGATCCTGATGCGTGCATTGGCACTTCTTAAGGGTATTGAGGGGCTGAATCCTTGCTTTGTCATGGATGAATATACTAAGGGTGAACTGGAATCCACGGAACGCACTCCGGGCAGTGGTAGAATGATTGTTGAGAATGGTACTGTCGCCGGTATCCCTATCTTTACAACAAACTATATCAATGACGATACCAATACGTATGTGGGCTTCGGTTATTGGGGATATGAACCATTGCAGGGTTTTGGCCAACAGCGTTTTATCATTGATCCGTATACCGGTGCTACCAGTGACTCTGTCCGCTTGACATTGAATGCGGATTGGTCCATGACTACATTACGTCCGGAAGCCTTTGTTCTTGGAAAGTGTGCATCTGAATAATGCCGTTCTTCTGTTTTTTATTTTGGTTTTGTAAGTTTCTTATTTTGCGGGCGGACATTTGTTTCCGCCCGTTTTTACTTAACGGATAATGGTATGGCAAATTTAATCACGCGTCTTATAATGGACGCTTCGAAATATGATAGTGGACTGCAAAAAGCGCAAAAGAGTATAGATAAGTTTATCGATAAGAACACTTCATTGAATAATGTTATGAAAGGCGCTCAGGGGACTATAGCAAAAATGGCCGGCACGCTAGGTATAGCTGTAGGTGCTGGTGAAGCGTTTAATAAAGTGTTAAACTCATCTCAGGTTTTGGGTGATGCAACAGCCGCGACTATAGAAAGCGCAAAGAAAAGTATCGATGAATTTTTTTATTCTTTAGGATCAGGTGATTTTTCTGCATTTATCAATGGATTGGATAATATAATAGCGAAATCTAAGGAGGCTCATAGTGCTTTGGATCAATTGGGGAATACAAAGATTTCATTTGATTTTTATGAAAGTGAATTTGATGAGGCTATAGCGAAAGCAAGGTTAAATGCGAAAAATAAGCAACTTGATGAAGCTGAAAGAAAAAAGGCGTTTAAAGCATGGGATGATGAGCTAAAGAAAAAAGAAGAGGCGGGACAAACGGTTGCAAATGACGCTTTAGATGCGCTTACAAAATCTATTGTTGTTGGAACCCAATTGAGGGCTTCGGATATAAATTTTGAAGATTTTAGAAAAGTGATGAAAATCGATTTAATGCCTTCAAAATCAAGAAGTGAAGCCAAAAGCTATTGGACGAAGCAATATGAAGATTATAGAAAATTGGCAGATAGGATAGAGAGTGATCGAAGGGTGGACGTTGCGAGAACAAATGACTATGGTCGGACTAAATCAATCAATGACGCTGCTAAAATAGCGCAAGAAGGTGCTGCTGTAAAATATAAAGACGCGATAATATATAACACGTTATTGAATAAATTGAGTGATGATGAACTAATAAAATTAAAAGAACTGGGTAAGCAATATTATTCTGTATCTCAATTGGTTTCTCAACAAAGACAGGAGTTTAATGAATCAACAACAGAATTTAATAATTCAATCACTGCGTCAGCTAAAGCAAAAGAAACTGCGGCTGCTGCGGCAGCAAAAGCAATAAAAGAGGCCAAAGAAAAAAACATAGATCCCTTCCTTGGTAATGAACAACTAAATGAGGAAATAAAAGCCGTAATATCCGGTAAGGATGCAATGAGTCAGGAGGTATTGGATGCAATCGGTACCGGTAAAACCCTCCCGATATTGACTCAACCTATCCAGGCTACAATGATAAACAGTGAAGATGAGGTAGTTGAAGGAGAGGATCCGGCGGACGCACTCCGGAGGAAGCTGGAAATGTATACTCTCGCCCAGAGTAAGATACAAGAATATACCAATATGTTGTCTGTGGCTAACGAGGAAGAGAAAGCATATTTGAACGAGCAGATTGAGATATGGAGGAGGTATTCAGAGGAAATAGGGATAGGAACTAGGAGAAATGGTACCGATGAATTAGCCTCTGACTTGGATAAAGTAAGTGACGCTCTTATTAGAATGGGTGGATTATCAGATAGTGTGTTTGGTTCTATGCTCAGTTATGTCGGAGGGATATCCGGTGCTGTTGTATCGGCAATTCCAGCTATTGAAGCATTGACTGCTTCCCAAATGATACAAGCTAATGCCAATACAAAAGCGGCCGTTTCCGGGGCCGCTTCTTCGGTTGCTAATATTCCCATTGTTGGTCCAATGTTGGCCGTTTCTGCCGTAGCATCTGTTTTGGCGGCAATAATGAATATCCCCAACTTCGCCGAAGGCGGTATCGTTGGCGGTCATAACTATATGGACGGTATTACAGCCCGTGTAAGTAGCGGAGAGATGTTTATCAATGAAGCCGATCAGAAAAAGTTGTACGACTCTATCCATTCCGGAGATTTGGGCGGAGGGAATAGTGGTAGAACGGTTATAACCGGGGAACAGATAGTTACCGTTGTCAACAACTATGGCAAGAGAACAGGAAAGGGTGTTATTTTGAAGGGGTAAGGCTATGGAAGGAATAAATGCAGGCTATGTTATAAAAACTCCTGTAATACAAATGGATGCCCGTGGTGCATTAGGCTTGTTGAAACGTCTGAGTTATGATGAGATCCTTAAGAAGAAAGATATCAGAAAGTTGCTCCGTAAGAGTCTGAACGAAGCCAAAAAGGAGGTTCAATCTGCTGCAAGAAACGTGTTGCGTAATGATCCAAGAAAGGCGTATATGGGAGTAAAGGTTGGTATGTATAGAAGGGTATTGGGTGGTAATGTTTCTCTGTATAATCAACGGTCTGCCGGTAAATCGAGTTCGTATGAACCTCCAAGAGGAGGCCGGAGTGGTATTCGCCGTAATAGAAAGAAAAGTCCGCGCACAATGCAGGTTGATTCTTATTATGGAAAGGACCGTGCTTTCATATTGAGAATGCACAATCAGGGAACCAAAGATCGTATGGCTTTTAAAAGAACCAAAAGCAGAAATGGGAAAACCGCCAATCGTGGTTCATTAAGATCGTTGAATTTCTTCTCCGTGTCTGATGCGGCGGTAAGGAAAGCTGCCGATTCGTTATCGAATAGATTGGAGAAGGCTATTGTGGAAGCAGGCTATGGCAAGTAACCTAAAACGCATAAATGCAGGTAATATAAAAAAGGCATGAGTTTATTGATTGGGATTCATATAAAAGAGGTCTTGCTGAAAGATGAGGCTTTGCGGAAGGATATCGGGGACAGGGTTTATCCTCTTGTAATTCCCGAAGGCGCTCCGCAATACCCTTTTGTTGTATATGAAAGTACAGGTATTCAGCCTTTCAATACAAAGGACGGGAGTTGTGAGGATAGTGTGGGTGTGTCTGTCGCAATAGTTTCCAAGAGCTATGAGTCGGCGATCGGGATTGCTAATACCGTCAGATATGATTTGGAAGGTAAAACAGCTACTTACACGGGCTTCGAGGTGACAGAATGTGTTTTGTTTGGAAGCGCCGAAGATTATCTTCCCGATATAGACGCAGTGTGTGTGACGCTGAGTTTTAATATGAAGACAATAGATTATTGAATGTTTAATTAAACAATAAATGATATGGGAAAAGCTAAAAGTTTAAATGGAAAAGATTTGATGCTGTGGATTGAAGACAAGGTCATAGCATTATCAACGAGTTGTAAGATTAGTCTGGCCGCTAATACGGTAGACAGCGCTACAAAGGATGATGGTTTTTGGGATGCTGCGGAAATAGGTAATATGAACTGGAGTGCGACCAATGAATCAGTGGATAGTGCGGATAAGGATCGCACCAATGATTATGTATATGATAAACTGTTTGATCTGTTTGTGGCAGGTAAACCTCTCGACATAACGGTAGGTTTTCCTACCAATGCGAGTAACGATGGATTGCCGGAAGCGGGTTGGACTATGCCTACTTCGGGAATGTATCAGGGGAAGGCACATATTACCGCATTGGATAGAGATGCGACTAAGGGAAGCAATGCCAGTGTTTCCGTATCTCTGACTGGCTATGGTGCATTGAAAAAAGTAGAGGCCGGATCATGACAGTATTAATTAAAGGCAAGGAGTATGAGTTCTCGTTTGATAGTATATGGGGACCCTTATACACTTATGAGGTAATGGCCGGAAAAAGCATGCCATTTGATCCGGGAAGCACCTTGTGTCTTCACATCATGTATTATTGTATCTTGTATCGTGCCAACCAGGATTTTACTCTGTCTTTCGATGACTATATGGAATCGTTGAATAATATAGACCTGGTAAGAGATATGAATAAGTATTATGTCGATCGCATGGAAGTGCTGACGGCGGAAGCGAATGAAGACGAAAAAAAAAAGAAGAAAAGGATTCGTCCGGCGGCGCGAAAAAATTGACAGCCCGTGAAATGTATCAATTAATAGTCGGAGAGGGCGGTTGTTCTCCCGACTATTTTTTTAACCGTATGGGCGCTGCGGAGGCCAGGGATTATGTCATTGGTATGAATAGGCGATACCGGCAGGACTGGGAGCGTAGCAGAATGGAGGTTCAAGTACTCCATAAGGTGCAGACGGGCAAAGATTTAGAACTTGAATTTCCTTGGGAAACGGAAGATAAACCGGAAGTTACGGAGGAGGAAATAGATGCATTACGTGAAAAGGCAAAAATGTTGGAAACCTTAATGAATAAAGATTATGGCAAGAAAAATTCGCTGGCAGGTGAAGTTCAAGACACTGAAAGAAAATGATGCAAGAATCGATATATATGAAGAAGGCTGGACGGGCGGTATCGCAGAACTGGAACCGGCGGAAAATCCATTCACTACTGAGGAGGATTCGGATGACGATTATTTAAAACCCGTAAGAACGCATACCGGATATCTACGAGTTATAGATAACGGTGATTTGGAAGGGTTGATGCCCGAAGATAATAGTCAGCACTATATAGAGTTGTATATAAAAAACAACTTGGAATGGTGTGGGTATATGCAGGCTGATACTTTCTCGGAGGATTGGGATATAACTCCTTTGGTTATGGAGTATCCTGTTATATCTTCCTTGGGTATATTGGACGGAATATATTTGGATCAGAATAAAGGTATGGGAGTTGTTATGCTGGCAGAATTGCTGTTGGAGTGCATAGAAGCGACCGGTGTTGATTTTGATAGAATCTATTTCCCTCGGGAGGTATGGTTCAGTGAAGATGAGAGCGCTCAAACCCCGTTTAGTGTGAGTCTTTCCCGGCAGACATTTTTCACGGACAACGGATCGGATGAACGTGAAGCGGAAGACTGGGAGAGATATGATGCGGATACTTGCCTTTCTTTTTTGGAGGAGTTCTGTAAGTTTTGGGGTTGGACATTATATGAGAGACAGAAGACGTTATATTTTCTTGGAAATTCCGAATTGCATTATATAACAACGGTGGAGGATTTAAGAAAGATTGTTTATAATGGAAACCCTTCATTCAGTATAACTTCAATAGCCCGTTCTAATCTTTCTTCTTTGCCGTTGGATGGAAATGATAATAAGAAGGAGATATTGCAGGGCGTTAATAAGGTAAAGATAATATCGAAAATAGATATTGTAGGAACGGTTGTTCCTACAATTGATGAAGGGTATATGAATGTAGTACATGTCGGAACGGAAAGATCAGGTGTTATTGGTAAAGAGTATAAGAGGGTAATAGCGTATGAGAACGACAGTCCGAATGTGGAAATGTACGTTTATAATATTGATGAAAATTCCGGTGTATATGTACAGAAGGAATATACCTATTCTGATATGCGTGCTGGAATAGGTGCTATGTATGTAAAAAGAGATATATATTCTTCCGGTGATTTGAATAATAAAAGAAATTATGATTATAAAAGTGGAATATGGATAAATAACAGACCTGATAAAGGTATAGAAAGTCCGGATCCGCCGTCATTGTCTTCGGCGAGAAATATGCCGATATTGATAGTGAGATCATCCGGGGCTGCAAAATATAGCAATGGTGCTTTCGTCTTGTCTGCGCAAATATATAGTTATAATATGATTATTCAAACCGGTGCCTTGGAAGAAAGCAATGGTAGTGCGGCTCTAGGTCCCGGAGTTATGGAAATAAAATTCAGAGTAGGTGATAAATATTGGAATGGTAGCGGTTGGACTAGTGCGGACACATGGTTTGATATTCAATTAGGAAGCGAACAGGGAAAATCGATTCCTGGGAAAATAATAAGTACAAAAACTCTGGATATGCCATATAATGGTGCTGATGGATATGTTATGCCAATAAATGAGGATTTATCCGGAATTGTTGAGTTGACAATACATGCTACTACTTATGGTGAGATGATGACCAGTCCACCAAAATATCAAAATAACCAGTTGTATCTTGATAATCTGAAAGTAGATTATTATAAAAGTGATGATATTGCTAATCTTGGGAAATCGGATAAAAATGAAAATGTATACGTATCCATGCTTAAGAGAAGCTCTTCCGGAGAGAAAGAGTTAAATCTGAAAATAGCAAGTAAAAATAATAATCCGGCTGCTTATAATACATTGTCGGGGGCCGGTCGGGATGTCGGACCACTATATTTTGTGGAGGAAGGTATTAATACGTTACCGGAACAGCATCTTTTGGGTATACTAAAACAGGTTTACGGACGAGTTATAGAGAAGTTGAATATAACAGTTGAACAGAGTTATTTGAATCCGATGATGAGGCTTGTTCGAAATGGTAAGGAGTATCGTATTCTTTCAGAAAAAATAGAGTGGGCGGATGATTCGGAGGAGATAATGATTGAAAATATACCTGATTGATATGCCTAAGATAAAAGGAAATAATCTGATATTGTTTGTTCGGAAAGAGGAAAGGTATAAGGCTTTTGCTTTTTCCACAACGTGTGAGATTGATATACAGGCTGACACTATAACGGTTGGCAGTCCTGATACCGGTCAATGGGAGAAAAAGAAAAAGAGAAGAAAGAGGTGGAAGATAAGCAGTGGTTATCTGGTTGGTAATTCTAAGCAGGTAACGGAAGTTTATAATATGCTTTTAAGTGATACTCCTGTTGCTGTAATGCTTGGAACAGTTGCGGATCATGCTCATTCAATCGATGCCGATGATTATGTTACGGATAATGAGTTGACGATGAAAGGGGAGGCCTTGATAACCCGAATGACAATAACGGGTAGAAAAGGGGATTTTGTAACAATGTCAATGGAGTTGGAAGGATGTAGCAGTTTGGAACTTTCTGCAATAATAGATTTGATTGATGTGTATCCTGTCAATCTTGACTTTGGAACTTAGTTAGAACCTATGAAAGTGGTTGTGGCCTCTAAGCGGCCTTGGAATGCATATATTTTATAATAATACAAAATAGAAATCTAATAATTTAATTGTTATGGGAAAGTATTTTAATATTAATCCGACAACGGGTGAAGGTGGTACTACACCGGGAGAAATATCAGTAACTCCAATATCAGGTTTCACAGGTCGAGGACCGGTAACTGAAAATTTAATTGTTGAGCTTCAAGATGATGAGAGTGCGAAACAAACAGTTGTATGTAGCAGAACCGGGAAGAAAACTGATCAATCAGATTTAAATGCTACCGTAAAGGTTCAAAGGTCGACAAGTACCGGAGATACAATACCTGATTCAGGCTGGGAAAATCTTGTTGAAGAAAGTTCAGAAGGTATAGTACATGAATTTAGTATACCTAAAAATGAATGTTGGATAAAGGTATCATATAAGATAAATTTAGCCGCTTGTAAAATTATGAATCTAACTTCTGCAAGTGCGGGATTTAAAAAACAATATGTTAGAATCAATGGGAAGTATTTGACAGGCGAAGGAGCATTGAATGATGTATTGACAGAGTATAGTATAGATATTTCGAATTCGAAACTTGCGAATATAGCAGGCGATCCCGGCGTATTGGCGCAAATGTCGGTTGAGGTTATAGTAAAATGTTCTGCGACAGAAGGTATTGAAATAAATGCGATAGGATCATATTGGGGTGATGATTCAAATTCTGGTGTAGGAAATTCGGCGGTTGAATATCAAATCAAGATTACTCAGTCATCAGGTTCTCAAATTTCTGTATCTCCTGAAAGTTTGAATTTTGAAACATCTACCTCGGAAAAAAAAATTTCAGTTAAAGCCATTAGCCCCTGGAGAGCATATATTCAAAACACTTAAAAACGGATAAACCTATGATTCTACTAGTATTAATGTCATTCATCCTCATCGCCGGGTATGTCTTTGCGATGATAAAGAAGGGTAAAGAAATCCCTTATTCAATCAGTGATACCTACTACGCCCTGACACATAAGTTTTGGTTTGGTTTATGTATGGTCGGTTCCGGTGCATTGCTTCTTCCGGCTGCATTGGAAGCCAGTTCCGAGAACAGCCAGTTTCTTGTATTCCTTTCTGTTGTCGGAATGGGAGTGCTAGGTGTGTCTCCCAACTTTAAAGGAAGCCAGAAGGTATCACATTGTATCGGTGCCGCCATGTCTTTAATCTTCTCCCAAATATGGGTAGGTTGTAATGCCTGGTATTGGCTTTTTCTATGGGTGGGATTTATTGCATATCTGGCTATTGCGATAAGTGAGAACTGGACGGGTAACTTCATTGTGACTCTTGTCAAAAGGAAGCCTATGTTCTGGATTGAGACAATTTCGTTGTTAACTGTTTATCTGACTTGCTTGATATGAAGAAGAATACAAAAGAAGATATACAGGCATGGACCGCAGTAGGAATGTTGTTTGCAGGAGTCGGACTATCCGTTGCGGGTTTTGTTGTAGAGCCGTTAGGACAGATCCATGATAGCGTGTTATGGTTTTTTGCTCAATGTCTGATATATGCTGGTAGTATATTTGGGATTGGCATCTATGTTAACGGTAAGTTTAACAGTTTGGTTGATAGACTGAACAATAAAGAAACAAAGAATGATGAGCTGGATAAGGGAAAGTAACCGTATGAAACACTTGCTCTACGCTATTCCGGCAGGTATACTTCTGACGATCTTGTTTGTCGCGGGGCTGGCTGCCGGCATGGAATTTAAAGACCGCGCATACGGGAATAAATGGGATTGGCTTGATATTGCTGCTACATTAATAGGAGGAGTTATTGGTCAGGTGATCCAGGTTGTAGTATTAACATTGATTTTATAGGAGGAAAGATATATGGGAAAGTATTTCACGATAGCCGAAATGGTAAAGAGTGAAACGGCAGATAGGTGCGGCATTGACAATCGTCTGCCAAAATCATTAATATGTAATGTGAATGGTTTGATAGACAATGTTCTTGATCCTCTCCGTGAAGCCTATGGTAAGCCTGTTACTGTAACGAGTGGGTATCGTTGTGAGGTCTTGAATAAGGCCGTAGGAGGAAGTAAGACCAGTGAACATATGAAAGGAATGGCTGCTGATATAGTTGGTACCCCGAACACAAAGGAGGAAAATAACAGGCTGTTCAATCTCATACAGGAGCTTGATCTTCCTTTTACGCAACTAATAGACGAGAAGAATTTCTCATGGGTCCACGTTAGCTATGATAGCTGTAACGTGAAAAAGCAGATTTTAAAATTATAAATTATAGGAGGAACAGTCATGGCAGATTTACAATTTACTAAAATAGAAAATTTAGATCTTTACGCAGCAGAGGTAGTAGTTAACAGCAATTTCAATATTCATCTTAACCGTAATTCCGGTTCGGGGATCAGAATCTATCAGAAGACAGGCGATGAAATAGAGACAATGGATGATAGAACGGCTGATGCCCGAGGTTTTGATCCCGTGCTTCTTCCGGGGTATATACAAGATGATTCCGGTAAGGTGTTTGATTATGATTTTGACGCCCTGGTTTATCCGAAGGTGATTCGCATCGAAAGCTATACCGAGGTAACAAGTGGAATATTAACCGAATCCGGCAATGAAGCTTAACAGGTTGTCATTAAATACAATAGGGTTGAACCGTATCGGCTTGAATCGAAGCGGTTCAACTTCCGTTGGTTCTTCTGTCACCGACCGTCCCTACATCTCTCCCGATGTATTGTCTGCCTTGGCAGGTGTATGGATAGCTGACGGAAAGAGCAACACTGATCCCGACCGCAATATCATCAAGAACAAGCTTCCTGGCAGGGGAGGGGATTTTGAGATATTTAATGCTGCGTATAAGTTAAATAGTGGCTTCGGTAAGTATGATGAAGATTTTAGTACCATGAAAGATTATGGTACTAAGGGCATTGTTCGTACCTCTAGTAAGATATATCTTGATGAATCTTTTGATTATGATAAAGGATTTTGGTTAGGCTATACTAATTCTCCTTCCCCTGCATATAAAGTTAGAGTTTCTGGAATACCTAAGGACGGGGTTCTTAATTATACTGGCGGAAGTTGGATAAATCTTATAAATGGAATAAATGAGTTACCTGCAAGAACTAATACAGAAGAAATTCACGGATTTGTTGCTCAAACTCCCAATGTTGACTGGTCTAAATTAGTTATTGAGCAAATTCCTGAATACGAAGGTTCCTTTGTTACTGACGGAGTCAACGACATGATTGTCAGTCAGAATCCTGTATCCGAGATGCTGGACGGAAGCAAGGAGTTAACGGTTGTGTCCATGATTCACCAGATAACAGGAAATGAAAACTATACTAATGGATACACCAACTGTATTAGACATAGTGGTGGATTTATTAGGAATGTCGTAGCAGGGAAAGACGGGAAAGGGCTTAACAAAACAGGTATTTACGGATATACTAGTACCCAATTAGATTCTTCCAATATGGGACTAGGAAATGTTATTAATAACATACTTGGAGATAAAGAAGATTATGCTTTTGAAAGGAGTTCTACCTACATACTAGACGATGCTAAGTATTCGGTACAGAATTTCATCAATGGAGAAGGTAATGTTTCTAACGAAGGTTCACAAGTTGCCTGGTACTGGACTTTCATCGCCAAGAGAGTATTGACCACTGACGAGATTAATCAAGTAATAGCCTACTACAACTTGGACAAGTATGTTAAGCCTGATATTTACTACAATGTGAAGAAGCAAGGTCTTACTAATGATACTCCCGATGAAGATTGGTATCTTAAAGACTTTAGTGGTAATGGACGTGATATGACGTTATATAATTATGCTAGAACTCCAGAAAGTGGTATTAACGAAGAAGGAGGCTTGCAATCAGACGGAGTAGATGACTACGGTCAGTTTGTAGGTGATTTGGGATTGAAGGATTACACTGTAGTAGCAGATAGAGCATATCCAATAGTAACCGTTCCTCAATTTTCTGTTATAAGTGACGCTACAGGTGAAAATGCTAATACTCCATTCTTATTAGAGCATATAAATGAAGGAGAGTTTGCTTATTCCTATTCAGATAATACTGCTATATCTATCAATAAGGAAAGAGAGATTTGTTATCAGTCAACATATCAGTATAAAGATACAGCTATTAATAGAGGTAGTTCTACTAGTTTAGGCACAGGATTGACAATCTCTAGGTATGGTATCAATAACGGTTATTCCGCTTTAGTGCTCTATTCCTTTATGCTTTTTCATTACTCCATGAGTAAATTCTTAATCAAGCGTCAGCTAAAGAAGCACAAACTAGGCACTTTATATCCAGGTATGGTTGAGTTTAGACCGATAGTGAAGAGCAACATCCCTTATTCGTCGATATCCTACTCGGTTAATCCGGGGGAATACGTTATTGAGGGTAGTACGGTCACTATCACCATAACATTGTCAAATTCCTCTGATAAGCTGGTCGGTATATCATCTAACGCCATTAGCGACATAACCATATCTGGAGACAACGGTGTCTATGAAGTAACCGGAAAGATCACCAAGTCTCCACAGAAGATCAACATAGTTATCTCCAGCTACTTGACAATGTTAGACAACGAGACTTTAATAACCAATGAAACATTAATTAAAAACGAATAATATGGAAAAGATATTTGACATAGCAAAA